CGTTCAGTAGGAGCAAAAATATTAGGTGCAATCATAGGTTGATTAGCTACAGGTAAAGGTGCAATCTGTTGTTGTTGCATTAAATCTTGTTGTTCTCCATAAGGAACATCAGGCATTCTTCTTAAAGGTTGTGTTTTACTACCTGCACCACCATCAGTTCTATTCCTATCTGGTGTAGCTACTGGTGCTGGGTCTTTAGGTTGTCTATATCCGCCTCTACGATTCTTTGCCATTATGAAAATCCTTTGTTATTAAAATAATAATTCCTTTACTAGGTGTAATAATTTCTGTTATGTTTTCTGATAATATATCCATTTCGTCCATAACACCATATTCGTTATAAACCATATCCCAAAACTCTGTTTCTACAAAATCATCCATATTACATTCCAAATGCTTGTGCCATTGTTGGCGGTCCACCTTGTCCTCCCATCGCTTGTGCCATCTGTTGTTGAATTAAAGCTTCTTGTTCAGGAGACATCTGTGGTTCTTCAGGAGTATAGAACTGTTTCATAATTTCAGTAACTTCGTTCGGATACTCATAAATAGCAATAGCTGCCATTGTTGCTGCAGGTTCTCCTTGTGAAGACCTAGCAAGTATTGAATCAAACAAAACACCTTCTGCTTTATTTTTTCTAATACGTTCCTGTACTTTGGCTATGTTTTCTAAACCATCAATGTTATCTTGTAGAGTTTCTACGTCTATAACACCTGCTTGTAGCAATTGCAAACCAGTTACAATCTTTTGTGGTTCATCAAATCCAGCCATAACACCATAAATACGTCTGGTATTATAATCACCAGCAATATCTGCTAAAGGTTTATAGTTTTCACTAAACGCAGAACCTTTAAGAAAACCTGCCATAGGTTTCTTTGTTATACCTTGCGAGTAAGATAAGACTACATCAAGCTCTAATCTCTTAGAGTCCTTGTCTTCTAATGCTTGTTTAACAATTTCTCTATACTCATTAATCATTAATGACATAGTGGAGTTTAGTTCTGATAATCCTGCACCAGTAACAAAAGAGTTAGGTGACTGTGAATCATCAGTAACTGGATATCCACCAACCATACGTAACTGTCGTTCTAATCTATCTACTTGTTGGAACAACTGATACGGCATGTTGTTCATAGGTTTAGAAACTTGTGTACCTGGAGCTAAATAGTTTACCGCAAATCTACCTTTTCTATATTGTCCGGATTCTATTTCTCCTGATATGTTAGTTTCTGTAAATACTGCATCTTCCATGGCTATCGAAGACATAATATTAATTTTTGCCATCATAGACATTAAACCAATTACATGGTCATACTGTCCTTTTAGATGGTCAAAAGATATACGTTTCATAAACACAAACGGTGGTGTAGATAATACGTTTGGTATAAAGTCAAGAATCATATTACGTTCTGGAAATACTACATAAGTACCGCCCATGTCATAATATTCAATAATTCTTACACCAGAGTATGTGTTATCTTCCCAACCTTGTTCTCTGTTGTTTTCGTAAGACATAAAAGGAGTAGAGGTTTCTGAGTAATTATTATCTGCTGTATCATCTTCATCTACTTTTAATATTTCATTAGCAAACTCTGGATAGATTTGTGCAAGCTTGTATCTAGGTACACGTCTTACTACAGCCATTTCTCTTGGTTGTTGGTCAGGTCCAAAGTTTCCTGGGAATGTATCATAAGGGTCACGTAGTTCTGCTGATGGATATATAAATCCATTAACATCTCTTTTAGTTGTTATGACCCAAGCACAGAAACCATATCCAGGTAACCACCTAGATGCTTGTGCTAATTGTAAATTAAGATTTTGTTTGTCGTCATAGTTAGTAACAATACGTTCTAATTTATCTGCACGTACTTTACTTCTAGTTGAATCATTATCGTTAGGTACATCTACTCGTACTTGAGGTATACCTGAAATTTTTTGTGCAAGTCTATCTATACCAGACTGCAACATGTTTGGAGCTGGTAGTAAGTCAGCATCAGAGGTTTCCATTGTATTACCTAGTAATGCTTTAATACCATCTGCACCACCATTTAAAATAGCTTTTATTCTAGCTTTAGAAACTTGTCGTTCTTGTACTAACTTTCCTGAAGTTAACTCGGAAGCATTTCTAACAATCTCTTTATAAGATTTAATGTCTAAGTTTTCTATCCCCATGGTGCGTCATTCATATCGGTCATCTTATATTCTCCATAACTAGGGTTGTAATCCAATCCTATGTCAGCAGCATGCTCTTTTTGCATACGCCTAAAAACCTTCATCGGAAACCAACTAGCCATAACTATATCAGTTTTTTCCTTGTTCCGCTTTGAAACAGGTTTTCCATCAAAGTATAACAGTTGTTGTCGATATTTCTGTACCTTTGCGTTAGATTCTCCATCGCCAGTAGGTAGATGTATTTTTCTATTTTCAAATAAATCAGCCATAGCTCCTACACCATATAGTGGGTCATGTTTGTTTTTACCTGTTAGGTGTCCTTGTATAGTAATACCACTACGTAGTGTAAATTCTTTTATACCTGCGTCTTGTCGTATTGCAGATTGAAAACCGTTTTCTTCTACTATCCAATGTCTACAATCATACTTATGTAACCAGTCAGCCATTTGGTCTAAGGCAGCTCTCACTCCCCCACCGCGTCTATTCTCTAAATCTATTAGGTATAACTCTGCTCTGTATTGGTCTATTCCCCATAACACAGATGCCTGGTATCCAGATGATGCAGGGTCAAGTCCTGCTACTAAATACAAGTTATTATATTTTTGTCCCATAACCATATCTGCACGCATACATTGGTCAATAATATTCATAGTAAATATTTGTGTACCTTCTACATAAGCTTGGTTGTAATAAACCATTTCGAATGTCTGCCTACCACCTGTAGATTCAGCAGAATGTAACCTAGACATTAACCATTTAAAAGAACGTTTGTTAGACCATAACATACATTCAATATGGTCACTCTCAAGATGTTCTGGTATTTGACAATCTATAGCATGTGCTGTTTCTACTATTGTTGTAAAGTTATCTGATTCTAATAAATGATTATATAAATCATCAGGGTGTTGTCTAGACCCAATAACAATTACAGCAGTGTGTTCCTCTTTACGACTTGATAGGGTAGTAGTCCACCATTGTCTTGTAGATTCTCTTGCACCTGGTTGCATAGTAGTTTGATGGTCCTCAATGTCATCAGCAATAATTATGTCACAGTCACGTGATAGAATCTTTCCACCTTTACCTACAGCTACCATTGTTGGTGACTTAATACCTGCAACAGTTCTTGTGCCTACAGTAAATTGATTCTGTGACCAGTTCTTACCAGAACGGTTATCTGGCTTAAAAGATGTACCTGGTATACAATATGCATCTCTTAGCTCTTCGTTCGTGTCAAGCACGTCTAGGACGGCGCTAAGGGCATTCTTAGCTATATCTTCGTTCCCACCTACCCACATGATACGTGTGTTTGGATTCTTACATATCTGATACACAGCAAAGTGTATTAACAGTTCTGTCTTTCCATGTCTAGGGGGGCTTAATATTAAGAGTTCTTTACCGTTATCTATGCTATCTATAATGTTATTTATCCAGTTAGTGTGAAAAGGAGCGGTGTCATACTGCATACCTAGTTCGGTTCGAAAGTATTTTTGTCGGAAGATAGCGAAATTTTCTAATGCATCCTTTGCGTCAGCTGATAGTTCCCAGTCTTCTGCAGCTATAGAGTTTCTGCTGTCTATCTTGTAGGCAGCGAGCATGCGAGAGACAGTAGCAGACGTGCAACCGAGGAGGGAAGCTGCGTCAGCTACCGTCATATCGCCTGTTGCAACCTGGTCAGCTATTCCTTCGCTTACAAAAGCTCGGTAATATTGACCTCTTCTAACACTAGCATAGTCGCCATCGTCAGACTTACGTTCTATATTAATAGGTTTTATGTCAGCTTTTGTATTATGTCTTTTGTCTCTAGCAAATTGTCGTTTCTGACAGGTAGTAGAGTGAAATTTGCGCTGTTTGCCTGTTAATTTTTTCCTACAACCCTCTGCAATACAGATTACATTATGTGACATTTAACTAACTTCCTTTAGATGTTTGTATAGTGAGAATTATATGGTATAGTCGTGTTAATTACAAACACTTAACACAAGTATTTTGTTACAGGTGAAGTTGCAATCGGGATGCGGAAAGCTGCTGACTGGCAAGACAGTACACTAGAAAGACAAAGGCAGTACCCAAGGACTTTAGAACATGTTAGGTCAAACATCTACCCCTAATGCCCGCTAACGCCCGTACTTACTGGGGTTTCTGTAAAGAATTACCAGCATATATTTCTAGACATACGTACTATATATAGACAGGCTTGGTTAACATATGGTAGTCAAAGACTATCCTATGAACAATAAAACAATTAACCTACTAAATTTTCTATATACTGTATCTTACCTTCCAGACCTCTGGAAGTCAGGTAAGATACTTGTTATATACAGTTAAATAAAACAGTATGTAGGTACTTTAAGTTCCCTTACTGCCTAATGATTTCCTATACAATACTATGAACTATGATACGTTCTCTCCCGACTACAAAGTAGTCGAGAACGTCTCGAAGAAAGGAACTATATGTATAACTGTAATAAATGTGATATGAATATGTGGAGTGATGAAATACTTGAGAACAAAACTTGTGAACACGAATTTCCATTTCAGTTTCTAGATACTAATGTTGAGCTAGGTTATAGCGAAACTTTATAGATATCTTGAAGTCTTCCCTTCCGACCTCGGGAGGTCGGTAAGACTTCTGGATATATATATAAATATATGTATGTCAGCTATAAAT